CTTGAAGGTTTACATCGACCCATACGCAACTGGCGGCAACTTCATGGTTGTTGGCTACAAGGGCGCTGGTGCTTTCGATGCTGGCCTGTTCTACTGCCCATACGTTCCTCTTCAGATGGTTCGCGCCGTCGGTCAGGAAGACTTCCAGCCACGTATCGGGTTCAAGACTCGTTATGGCATGGTTGCTAACCCATTTGCTCAAGGTGCAACTGCTGGTGCAGGCGCTCTTGTCAAGGACAGCAACGTTTACTACCGTCGTTCGATCATCACTAACCTGATGTAGGGTATCACATTTGTGATAACAATAATAACAATTTACGACAAACTAAGGAGGCTTCGGCCTCCTTTTTTTATGAATGCCCTTGTCATATAAATATAACAGTGTTTAATACATGTTCAGGGAGATGGTGAATGGCATATCACAATAAAAAATTCAGTGAAGATAACTTCGTTCAATCTGGTTTTGGTATTGGACCACACGACTATGTGGCATACACTTATGGCACTGGTGGTGGATCTTCGGCCACAAATCTTACTGATGTGCGCTATTATCGTGGTGGACAACAAACTTCGGGTACTCTTATTGCACACATCTCGTACACATATGACTCAAATGACAACGTTGTATCAGCAGAGCGAGTAGCTTAAATATGGCAAAATATGCGATTAATCCACTAACAGGTAAGCTTGATAGAATAACCGATTCTGTGGCGCTTACACAAAACGTAACACAAGCATCTCAAGGCGGATATGAATTCACTGGTGGGTTTACCGATCGTGTCAGTGGCCAGGCAGGTGCTAACGACATTGGTAATGATGTAGAGTATACATCCGCCATGGTATCGGCATCACAATGGCTTCGTTTTGGGTTTGACTCAACTCGGCAGCTTGCAAATGATAAGCCATATTGGTCACGCGGTAGTGATATTGAAGAAGCACCCGGTGCTGTATATAATGCCGACCCAAATAATCTTCCTGCTGGCTATAGCATGGATGGAAGCAATGCATACCCTGATGCGTATCAGGCCACCGGGCTTTTTTCTGGTGCATATATGCCAGCTAATGTGACTAGCATGTTTAACTTCACTGACAATGTAACGGTCCAGCCAGATACCAATCCAGGATTTAATGCAGCATCTACATCAGGCGATTTGCAGTATAATGCGGCGACCGGTTCATATAATATGTCAGAGTGTCAAGTCGGTGACTTTTGTCAATTTAGATTTGATTTTAACTTGACGCCACAATTTGCAAACACTACCGTTGAAGTTGGTCTTATTTGGCAAACACGAGACGCGGCAAATAATAGTACGTTTACATTTGCTTTAACAGGTGAGCCACTTTTCTATGGCAGTGGTACAACTGGTCAAACATTTTTGAACAGACCTATCATAACGGCATATCTTGCCTCTGCTGAGGATGTTAATGCTCGGGCACTGCCTGCTATACGAGCAGACCAACCGGTTTTCATTCAGCCTCTCACGACACTCTTTACAATAGGACGATAACAAATGGCTATTCGTATTGTACGTAATAATAATGGCAACTGTGTTACCTTTATTGGTTCTTCACAGCCTGCTTATTGGAACTCTTGCTTGAGTGGTGAAGTCAACGATGATGATAATACACGTGTTAATGTTATCAACGATGTTCGTACCACAGATACTGATAACCCAATTTATGAATTTTTTGCGGTACCTTATACCGAATTTCAAGATGCCGATGGTAACTCATTTGCCGATGCTACAGAAGCGGCTGCATACATTACAGAAAAGGCAAACGTTATCGGTGGTGCTATCGAAATTGATGCTGCCACTACAATTGACTTTTCACGGGATAGCACCTTAACATCGATTGTCACTTCACTTGGTGACTCGTTTGCAGTAAATGCTATCAAAGCTGTCGCTGAAAATGACGGTACAATTTCTATTGCCGAAAATATTTCATCAGGTATAAATTTGTATGAAAAAATTCGTAAGCAAAATATTACTATCGAAGGGCAAACACAAGCCTTTACACTATCAGCAGTTGTCAACTCACTAAACGCATTTTTCACAGTTACTCCTGTTGGTGCTGGTGCTGATGATGTGTTTGATTCTTTTGTTACTTCTTCTGTTATTCCATCAGTGTCTGCCTTTGGTGACGTGTCTATTGCTGCTGGTGTTGCAACAAAGGGTACAAATAGCAACTCACAATTGAACGATGGCTTTTACACAAGTACACAAGCAATATCAGAACCAGGCGAATATTTTTACTTCAATAACACCGGTCATGACTTTTCTCGTAAGTTTATTATCGGTCTGCTTGAGACATCTAAGTTTGCAAACTCAGCAACACTTGAATCCATTTCTACATCTGGCGGACTACTTGACTTATCTGTACGCCTTGCACCAGGTGCGGCATATGAAAATAGCGATTATGGTGTGATTATTGAAAATGGTTTTTATGAGAAGCCACAAAACTCAGTAATTTTTCGTGCGGGTATTAACTCAGACAATCGTCTCATCATTGACCATCAGAAAGACGGCGAATGGGCAACTATAATACGTAGTGCATTTCCTATTACCAGCGGCGAAGAGTATATGCTGGTCTGTATGATGAACAAGGAAAACTCGGCGGTTGCAACTTCTACTGTCCGGTCATATCAACTAGGAAGTAGTATAATACTTAACTATCGTTATATCGAGTCACCAGACGGGTCATTTTATTATCCGCTTTTCTCTGATCGCGATCAGGCTGACTATGTTTCACAGAATGCCAATGCTCTTTTTGGCAGTTCATATGTTGATGACGTTGACGTTAACTCTGATGGCTATTATTCACATAGTCATATTTTTGTTGATGATGAAAGTAATACAGTATGGTATATGCCAGACAATTATGCCTTTCATGACGTAGGTTCAGCTCCTACTAATACACTTGATATTACATACACAGAGATACCAACGGCAGCTGATTCTAATTATGTTCCAACCACATTTAGTGGAAGTAACTATACGTTTAGTGAAAATCAATCCGTAAACATTCAGATTCATCCAGCTGATGCCAATTTCACAACATCTGTAACTGGTCTGCCTCCGTGCTTGACATATTCAACTGGAACTGGATATATTACCGGCACGACTGATCCAGTTCCAGCAGATGAATCCTATACTGTTTCTGTAATCCGCAGTAACGCATATGGTTCTTCGATTGGCACATTTGATATTAATATTACAGATAATGCTTCTCTTGGTGATCTGGCAGACTTCACTGAATTGGCTGGTAACCTTATTCAGCCTAACCGTGCTTTTCTTTCTCATGACTTCTTGATGCAGTATGACACAACTTTGTCACAAGGCGAAGAAATGACATATAGCTATACAAGTGGTAATAACCCACCAACGATTGGTATTCTAAGTTCTACGGGTCAGACAAATTTCGATGCGTTTGATTCGAGTTCAGATTCACTTGGTTCTGGTGATCATGATTACGCAACAACATCTCAATGGGATCTTCGTTATGTTTCCTTTGGGGGTGATGTTGGCGCTAGTCAGACAAGACATAATCTTGTTGGATGGAGTGATAACACAACAATTAACGGCTCAGAAGGCACGAACCATAATATCACGTTCAAGCTTGAATATGGCAACGATGGTTATATTAAGCTGTATCGTGGTGCCGTTTTACTTCTAACATCAGCGAGTACTTTTTCAGGTCCACAAACACTTACATTTGCCGGATTTGATGATCAAGCACAAACTGACTTGTATGTTCCAAGTAATTTGACAATTGTCAATTCGTCATATGGTTCTACTCAGCCACCTTCTGGCTTTGTGAATCCTCTGATTGTTGGTCAAATGGCTACTTCAACTCTGATGGGTGAAGCACCTGATGAAGATGCGGCAGTGCAGCTTACACAAGGTCTTAAAGTTAATCACCGTTATATTTTTCCTCAAACTTGGATCGAAACCAATGTGTTACCATATGCAGCAGAAGAACAAAGCGACATGGTTTTTATCGGAGTGCCCGTTTCTAGCGCAAATTGGGTAGACATTGGCGATGATGACTTTGATGCTTACATCCGCATCCAGGGTACATCCAGTAGTAGTTCTTACCAATCACATATTAAAACAGATTCTACAACTCAAGATAATGTTTCGATCAACTCTTTGACCGATGCATATTATGATTATGCGCTTGAGTGGGATGGTACAGATCTTCATGTGATTGCTTGTAACATCGGTGATATCAATACACAACCCGGTATCAATGCAGGCGGTACATTCAGTCGCTCAGTAACAGAATCATCTTATTCCGGAACCGGTGAACTTGATGTCGTTATTGGCGTTGATAACGGAGCACAGGTTGACTTATCCACTTCCGGTCTTTCACATATCCGTATTCCGTTCGGTATTCGTGATATTCTGGTTGGTGAATGGTCTAACGGCGATGGTTACTTTGCCGTTCAGCCTACTGCTTCTGACTTTGATACAGGTTCCTATAGTGGTCAGCATGCACCGAACTGGGACGAGTGGAGCTTCTCTGGCGTTTCAACACTCAACGCAGGTCAAACATATCGGTTCATCTATCACCCTTCCATGGAATCAAACGATGAGATTGAGTTTCGTCTTGCGTCAGATAATACAACAGTTTACACAACTGGTATTACTACGTTCGATGGAACTTCTGATGGTGACCCAAAAACAACTGAAGGGTACAAGGGTATTGAGTTTGCAGTTCCTACTGATGCGCCACCGCTTACTCTTTTCTATATCAATGACACTACTGCTGATAGTGGCCGTGCTATTTCTATCTCTGGTTCTACCTATGTTGCTGGTGTAACAGGGATCACACAAGAAGGACCAGCTGCTAACCAAACAGGAACCAACATCTTTGATGCTAATGATCATGGTTGGCTGTCTATTGATGAACAACTTGGTGCAGGCGAAAGACTGGTGTTGTCTGGTTCATTTCTTTCTGATGTTGCTGACGCAATGGGTGATAATACCGTCTTGAACTTTGGTATGAAGGATACAAGCTGGGCAAATACTATCAGTGATTACAACACTGGATTTGAAGGTGGTATACGTTTTACCATGATTAGGTATTCTTCTACCAGCATTCAGATGTACGTATATAAAGGTGAATCCCCTACAGCAGCAGGTAGTACTCTGTATACAACAGTTGCCGGACTGACCAGCTATAATGCGTTCTTGGAAGTTACAAACACCGGTAATAACGTTCGCGGTGGCGTCGCTCTTACCAGTACCAATGATGCAACCGCCGACGCTTACGCTGATTGGGCCACAACAACAAAAATACAGACTGGTGATCAGGGCTATGGCATTACCTCTATTGATGTTGTGGTTCAGGGTTTTGCCCTTTCTGGTACGGAAACGACAGATGCGGCTGACATTGATTGGACAGCTCTTTCTGAGATTTCTATTCCAGCTCCATCTGCTACATTGACTACATCATGGACAAAGGCACTGGACTTCTCCGGTTCTTCTGAACGGGGCTTACAAGTTACTAATGGCACAGGTAATAACCCACTTCGCTTGAGTGGCTTGTCTACTACTGTTTCTGCCCCTGTTACTTCAGGTCATACCTCTAGCGATGGAAACGCTCGTCCTTGGGCAACGGCTATTGTGTTTAGTTCTGATAACAATAGCTCCAACCAGCATATCTGGAACCAAGGCGAAGGTGCTGGGTCTACTGACGATAACATTTACCTCCGTGTGGATTCTAGCCGTAACCTTTACTTTGGTTGGGGTCGCTCTGGTGCACTTAACGAGTGTTCATTTACTACACTAGCTAGTGGTTCTGGTAACTGGTACGGCGTCTACATCGCTAGTACCGGGGAGCGCTTGAGTGGTGCCAATGCTTCAGCCGCCAATCTTGCTGATTGTTTTGACATCCGTATTGTGAATCTTTCTACAGGCGCTGTCGGTTCACAACTCAGCACATCATCTAACTGGACCAGCACGGGTGGTCGAATGGATCGTCTTTTTGCAGGTGACTTTACTGTTGCCGGTCGTGGTTCTAACCGCAACTTCCATGGTAAGGTTGCTTCAATGGTTATTACGACCTTGCGCCGCGGCGTTGCTATGCCTACTGATGCTGAAATTACGGCTTTTGTTCGAGACCCGCAGCAGTGGCTCACAGACTACAAGGTTGGTAACACCTACAGGTACTCTGGCTCAGGCAGTGACTCTACTAACTTCCAGCTTAATAATGCACTGTCCTCACAATCAACACAAGTATGGTTGATGGGCGATGGATCGAATGACGCCTACTCTCAGATTCGTAACGATGTAAGTCCAAGTACACAGGACGCAACTTCGTTGAATATGATTTCGATGGTATCGAATGATATTCAGACAGTGAGCATTACTGGCTTAACATAACATAAATAGGGGCTTCGGCCCCTTTTTATAAATATATATTTAACACTAACATCTGAGGTTCCAATGCTTGAAAACTATGAAATAGAAATAAAAGCCAAACGCGAACAAGAAGATAAAGAACTGGCCGAAGCAAGAGCAAAAGAAGATGCATTGATTGACGCTCAGCGTGATGCATATGATGATGCTTTAAGTGCAGCACGAAAGCAAGAAGATGAAGCTTTAGCCAATATGGCTCGTGTTTATAAAGAAGCAAAGGCATCTCTTGATGCAGTTGAAGCCGAGTTCGTAGATTTTAAAACAAATGGCGTCTTGGCACCACAAGAAAAAAAGCCTGTGCGCAAAGGCAGAGGTCTTCGTATTATTGCATGGATCTTTGGTGGTTTCGGAATGTTCCTTGTAACTCTTGTTGCAATACTGTACATCGTTTTCATGCTTACTGCCAATAAGGCAAACGTCAAGCCTATTATTGATGAAAATGAAAACGGTATAGTTATCGAAGATGTTCGTGAAGTAAAAGAAAAGGCAAGAAAAATATTCAAGCCAAAGTCAAAAGTTGTAAGAAAGCCAAAGCGCCGTGTGATCAAGAAGGTTACACCAAAGAAAGCAAAAGCTGCTCCATCAACTGACTGGCGCGATACAGTCTTTCAATCAGGTAATTGATATGAAAAGTTTTATACAATTTCTTGAGGATCGTTTTACTTTCAGTGCAGATGGCTTTGATAAGAAGGCATTTCCTGAAGTCAATACCTCATATATGCAGTATTCAAAGGCATCACGTGAAGCACTTAAGAAGACTGCAGAAAAGTTCAAGATCGACGATACCGGTTCAAAGGCATCATTGATTACTAAAATCCTTAAGCATTTGCATGGACCAAATAAGGTTGCTGGTTTTTATAATAAAAGATCAGAAACGCCGCTTGAGGCAGATAAGCGAGAAAAGTTAACAGCAAAGCCTGCAAGTTACAAACCTAAAAAATATAGTAAGGACAAAGACGAATGAGTGTATTCGGCAGCGCATTAGATCAATCACCCGAGAATATGAACTTTCTTTCTCCTCTTGGCTTTCGGTTCATGATCAAGAAGACGCCAACATTGAACTACTTTGTCCAGAATGTCAATATGCCAGGTTTGCATCTTCAGAATATCGATATTGCAAACCCTCTTTTGAGTCTTCCAGAAGCAGGTTCACATCTACAGTTCGATGATCTTATGATCAACTTCAAAGTTGATGAGGATCTAAAGAACTATCTTGAGATACACAACTGGATTGTTGGTCTTGGGTTTCCAGAAGGCAATGATCAGTTTGCTGCTTTGAATGCCGATAGTGTTCCTCTTGGTGAGGGTATTCGTTCTGATTGCACACTAGTTATCTTTGATAGTGACAATAAGCCAAACTTTCAAGTCACCTTTATCAATGCATTTCCTATTTCATTGTCATCATTGATCTTTGACACAACTCGTTCACGTCCAGAGTTCATTGATGCTGCTGCAACATTTCGTTACGATTTCTATAAGATAGAAGCGGTCATTTGATAAATAGTAAAGAATAATAACATAGGAGATAACTATGCCACAGAAAAAAGTCGAACCAGGAAATGCACTTAGACGAGCAAAATATAGAGCTGTAAAGCCACCGGTGAAATCATTAGGCGCTCGTCTTGATCAAGCCGCAGCGAATAAAAAAAGAGCAGCGACACGTGAAGCAAACAAGGCCGCAAAGTCTGCAGCACAAGCTGAACTGAATAAAACGCGTCAAGCACATTTAGATCCACATAACACATATCATCAGATTCATGGTCACATTAGCGATATTACCAATAAAATTGCTGCTGCGCACATTAATGGTAATCATCGTGAACTTGTTGGTCATGCAGATCATTTAGTTAATGTATTACATGAGCATGGTTCTGCTTTGAAAGCACAAGGCTCAGGCGGTTCGCATCTCAAATCTATCGAACACATTGAACACGTGAAAGGTTTGCTACGAAAGGTTGGAAAAGACAAAGAAGCTTCTCCTGTTCTTCGTGCCAAAGCAAAGAGAATTGCCAACGATCACCTTACACGTCATGTTCCAGATGCACCAAAGGCACCAAAACCAGCCAAGCCAGGCATTGTTGATCGAATCAGAAACATGTTCGCTGAAGAATATGAACTGCATGAAGATTATGGTGCAGGTGATGTTGGCACAGATGAAGTTGTTCGTAAGTACAAGAGCATGACACCAGGCGAACAGAAAAATGAAGTCAAGTTGTCAGAATCATATGTTCTTTGGTTAATTGAAAATGAACAACTCGATGAAGCCAGCTTTCATAGTAATTTAAGAGCTCTGGTGCACCCTGATTTTCATAGAGCAGTGGGAGATTATCTGCGCAAACAAGCTCACGCAAGCACAGGAGCTGCAGCTGGCGCAGTAGCCGGTGGTTTAGCTACTGGTGGTCATCCATTGGGCGCGCTTGCAGGTGGTGCGGCGATGCTGGTAGGTAAAGCTCATAAAAACGCCGGTGAAGCTTTGATGAATGCATATGATAAACATCAAGAAATCGCAAAGCGACACGACGACGAACGTCGCCAATAATAGAGCATATATACTATAGCAACATTGAGAGGCTATAGTATGACCCTTGAAGAAATCCATCAGCAGTGGGAAGTTGATGCACCAATCGATGAACTAAGACTTTCCACTGCTGCAGCAGATATTCCGAAACTTCACCATAAATGGCTAATGGTTCTAACTGAATCGAAGCGTGAGCTCATGAAGCTCAGAATAGCCTATAAGAAACTCAAGAGTCAGAAGCACGACTTTCTTGAGAACCCTACCAAAGACGACCTTGACCGAGGTTGGAAATATCCAGATAAACGCATAATCAAATCAGACATTCCTCGTTGGCTCGAAGGTGATGACGACATGCTAAAGCTTGAACTTCGTATCGGTGAAGCAGAGATGAAGCTGCAAACCGTTGAAGAGATCATGAAAGAGATTGGTCGTCGGAACTGGAACATTCGTTTGATCTTTGACGAGAAGAAATTTTTATCGGGGCATTGATATGGCAAAAGACTATTACCAGCAAGCGTTGTTTCTTATACATAAACAGTACGTGCCAGCAAACACAAACATCGATATGCTTATGAAAAAGCTTCAGGATAATGATTTGAAGGCAACTGTTACTAATACAACCGAATCTGTATATGGCACAGAAAACGTTCAATTGATCAAACACCTTGCCGATCAAGCAGATCCACAAAAAAGTATGCTTGTGGAACCTGGTGAGAAAACCAAAAGCAAGTGGTCTGGAAAAGATGGCTGACAAAATATTCATACGATATTACAATCGCACACATATGATGGTCACGGGTTCTGATCAAGGAATCGAATACGAACTGAACGAAGCTTATAAGTGGCGTCCACCGGGATATCAGTATATACCAGCGTTTCGAAATGGCCACTGGGACGGTTGGGTGAAATACTACAATTTCCGTACAAAACTCATGTACCTAGGCTTGCTCGATCGTGTGCTTGACTGGTCAAAGCGCCGTGGTTATGAAGTTGTTATTGATGATATGCCAACAGTAGCACAATGGACACCAGAGCAGTTTCAATCACATATTGATAGCCTCAATCTGCCATTTCCACCACGTGACTATCAGTTTGATTCTGCTCTCAAGGCTATCAATGCAGGTCGTCAGACAATCGTTTCACCGACTGGTTCAGGCAAGTCTTTGATCATCTATCTGCTAAGCACGTTTCTGAATACAAAGACACTGATTGTTGTTCCGACGGTCGGTCTAGTCAAGCAGATGCATAGTGACTTTGTGTCATATGGGTTTCAGGATGAGATGCATGAAATCTATTCGGGAAAAGACAAAAGCTTTGATAACCTGTTTGGTGTAACGACATGGCAGTCGATCTATAAGCTTCAGCGCGATTGGTTCAATCAGTTCAACTGTGTGATTGTGGATGAGACGCATCAGGCAAAGTCAAAGTCACTAACAAATATTCTTGAAAAGATGACCGATGTTGAGTATCGATTTGGTACAACTGGCACTCTAAACTCAGATGAACATAGCATCTATACAATCTCTGGTTTGCTCGGACCTGTTCATAAAGTCACAACGACATCTGATCTCATGGAAGATGACGTACTAACAAAGCTTGATATCAAAGCCATCGTTCTTCGTTATCCACAAGAGTTCCGTGAAGCACTCAAGGGCACATCATATCAGAGTGAAGTTGACAATCTGATTCATCATGAAAGACGCACAAAGTTTATTGCAAAGCTCGTCTGTTCTCAGAAGGGCAACAACCTTGTTCTATTCAATCAGATTAGTCATGGGCAAGATTTGAAGGCATATATAGAAGGTATGACAGATCGCCCGATATTCTATATTGATGGTTCTGTTGATGCAGGAGTTCGTAATGACATGCGAGCACAGATTGAGGACACTCAAGATGGCATTATCATCGCATCGCTCAAGACGACTTCAACTGGTATTAACATCAAACGACTAAACAACATCTTTTTTACACATCCTTCTAAGTCTCGTATTACTACACTGCAATCGATTGGTCGGGTTCTTCGGAAAGCTGAAAACAAGAATACAGCAAAACTGTTTGACATTGCCGATGATCTATCAATCGAAACTACACGTAAGAAGAAACACTTCAATTATGTACTAAGACACTTTCTTGAACGTATCAAAATTTATCAGTCCGAGAATTTCAAGTACAAAGTGAGCCAAGTGGAGCTATAGAATGAAAGTTTATCATATAATTCTGACTAATGGCGATGAAATATTTGCAGAAGTAAATTTGCAAGATGATCATGGACTAGTAGTAAACAACCCATTGATATCGCAATCAGATACTCTTGAGACTGGTGAAACATCGATGTACTTCAGTAATTATATACCATATTCTGATTCATATGAATGTACGTTTCGCTGGGAACATGTTATGACTTTCACAAAGGTGACAGAAACAGTTGCTAAGTTTTATGAATTGTCACTCGTATTTGTAGAAGAAACAGATATTTCTCGTATAGATAATATCAAGCAATCGATACAGCAAATGTCAGATACATTGCATACAGATGAGTTTGGTATCGATGATGACATGTTGATATCAAGCGAACGTGTATATCATTAGTTGTTATTTTCAAGTGCTCAATCACTATTATACACTCATTTCAGAACTTGTCAACCCCTAAAATTTTCAAATCGACAACTTTTTTCGGTTGACAAGCATCACGTTCTGTGATACTATACACTTATATTTGATTTATTGGAGATGTGCAGCATGACCAAAGTGCGTAAGCCTCGTAAACGTAACTATATTAACAACCGTGAAATGTTCGATGTTATCTGTCAATGGCAAGATGACTGTAAGGTCGCAGAAGCCGATGGTAACGAACGTCCACAAATGCCAAACTATCTGGCAGAATGTTTTATGCAAATCGCAAATCGATATGCAACCAAACCAAACTTTGCATACTATCCATTTCGTGAAGAGATGGTTTCAGACTCAATTCTGACATGTGTCAAGTATTGTAAGAACTTCAATCGTGAAAAGTCAAACAATCCTTTTGCTTACTTCACACAATTTGTCAAGAACACATTTCTTCAGCGCATTAATGCAGAGAAGAAAAACCTGTACTTGAAGTATAAGAACTATCAAGAGCTCCAGCTATCTGAACAGTTAAATGGTGAGGAAGGTCTTGCTGCACCTGATCTTAATGAAATATCACATGAGTTTATTCGTGGCTTTGAAGAAAAAATGTTGTCTGAAAAGAAGCGACCAAACAAGAAAGAAGATCAACAAGTTGCAAACACTGTAACAAACTTTCTTGAGGATCAATAATGAAGATTGCGATTGTAACTGATACGCATCATGGTGCACGTGGTGATAGTCAAGCGATGCTGAACTATCAAAAGAAGTTCTTTGATGACATATTTTTTCCGACATTGAAAGAGCAAGGCATTACTCATATCGTTCATATGGGTGACATTGTCGATCGTCGTACAAGCATCAACTTCAATACAGTCAAGCATCTTCGTGAAGACTTTCTTGATCCGCTTGTTGCAAATGGTATGACAATGGATGTCATTTGTGGCAACCATGATGTATACTATAAGTCAACGAACACGGTCAATGCTTTTGATAGCATCTTTGGTGATTATCGTGATATCATTACGACATATATTGATGCACAGCACAACTCACAAACAGGCGCACTATATCTGCCATGGATCAACAAAGAAAATGAGCGAGCATCATATGACGCATTGATTAACAGTGAAGCTCGTTTTGTTTTTGGTCACCTTGAGATCAATGGCTTTGAGATGATGCGTGGGCATACATGTGACCATGGTATTCTGAAGTCAACATTCCAGGGGTTCGAAGCAGTCTTTAGTGGTCACTTTCATCACAAGTCAAGTCAGGGCAACATTCACTATCTTGGTGCACCATATGAAATGACTTGGTCTGATTATGATAGCCCACGTGGCTTTCACCTCTTTGATACAGAGACTGGTGATATCGAGTTTATTCAGAACCCATATAATCTGTTTGTTAAGATCATATATCGTGGTACATCAAAAGGTCTGAGAACAGAAGGCCTTGAAGGTGCATACATCAAAGTTGTTGTTGATGAGAAGAGTGATCCATATGAGTTTGACAAGTACATCGAACGTCTTGAAAGTGGATTGCCATCTGACATAAAGATCGTTGAGGCTATCACACAAGACACCAATGATGAAATCATTTCACAAGTGGATGACACACAAACGATTCTTGCCAACACAATCGATAAGCTAGATGTTGAAGTGGACAAGAACAAACTCAAGCAACTATTGAATGATTTGTACACAGAAGCTCTTGACATCGAACGAGATGCGTGATACAATACCTTTCTAATATCAAAAGGTTTACTATGGTCATACTTGAAAACGTTACCTTTGCCAACTTCCTATCGGTTGGCAACTCTCCTATTACGATTGAACTCAACAAGTACAAAACAACTCTTATCACTGGCACCAATGGCACAGGCAAATCTACTGTCATGGATGCCATTTGCTTTGCTTTGTTCAATAAGCCATTTCGTCGTATCAACAAACCACAGTTGGTAAATGCGATCAATGAAAAGAAACTCCTGGTTGAGTTGAACATGAATGTTGATGGTGTTCCATTCAAGATCATTCGTGGCATCAAGCCAGCGAAGTTTGAGATCTATAAGCATGGACATCTTGTGAGTCAAGAAGCAGCAAACAAAGACTATCAGGGTTATCTTGAAAAGCAAGTCATGAAGATGAACTTCAAAACGTTCACACAGATTGTCATGCTTGGTTCTGCTAACTGGACATCATTTATGTCTTTGCCAGCAGCACAACGACGTAATGTTATTGAAGACTTGCTTGATATTGAAATCTTCAGTGTTATGAACTCGATGCTCAAGGATCGATTCAGTGACAACAAAAACGAGATGACAGATATCGATACAAAGGTTGCTGTTCTTGAAAACACAATCAAGCTAAACGAAAAGCATCGTCGTGAACTAGAAGAGAAGAGCAAAGCAGATATCGATAGCAAGTTGGCCATTATTGCAGAGAAGCAAGAAATGGTTGATAAGATTATGCTTGCTAATCAGAAGCTCCAAGTAAATCTTGATGCACACAAAGAATCGTATTCTGTGATGAATAGTCTTCAAGCCAAGGCACAGAAGCTTGAACGCAACTCATCTAAAATCGATGATCAGACAGAGCGTCT